CCCGTCCAGCTGGACCCCCGGCGCACCCAGGGTGATCTCGATGATCGAGTCGTCCTGGCTGTCCGGGATCCGACGCAGGAACAGCTCGGGCCGGCGCTGCCCCCGGTTCCGGATGCTCCACTGCGACCCACCCTCCGCGAACATCACGGTGAGCAGGGACTGGACGTGACCGGTCAGCAGCGGCTCCCAGCTCCCGGTGGACCTGGAGGTGAACCCGGTCCAGCGCTGTCCGGTGGCCACTCCCCAGGGCTTCAGCGCCACCAGGTAGTTCGGGTCGTTAAACGGAGGAACAGTCAGGTCCCAGTCCTCGGGGAACAGGATCCGGAACTTCCCCAGGTGCGCGGGGTGCTCGTCCTGGTCGAAGGCCTGAGCCATCAGGATCTCGTAGGGGATCGGCTGCTTCGGGAAGGACGGAATGGCCAGGTAGTCGTCCAGACCGTAGAAGGCTCCCTTCAGGTCCATGTTGAACGAGGACTCGGTACCGGTCAGCGAGAAGCTGTACGCCGCGATGTAGCCCTCCCAGCGCCACTGGAAGTCGTAGCCACCCACGTTCTGCCAGACGATGTCGATGTCGCTGTTCGGGACCAGCCAGTCCAGGTCGCCCTCGCCCGGGGTGTCGAAGACCGTGATCTGTGGGAAGGACAGCTGGGCAGTCACCTCGGTGAACGGGTCCTGGGTGGAGACCGTGCCGATCTTGGTCGGGGCGTCCCGGAACAGGGTGATCTCGCGCTGGTACCCACCGGGAGGCGTGGCGAAGATCCGGAAGAAGCCCATCGGCTGCTGCTCGGAGGGGTACGCGGTCAGGGACTTCAACTGTCGCCTCCGTAGACGGTGCTCAGAGAGGTGATCTCGGAGACCACCTCGGCCTGGCTCAGCGGCCTGCCGTAGATGCCCAGGTCCAGCAACGCCATGTCCATGGTGGCCGAGTCGAGGAAGGGGCCGTTCCCCAGCCAGAAACGGGTGCTCAGGGGCTCAGGAGCCGCTCCGGCGGCCAGAGCCTTGTGCAGCACCTTGGAGGGCCCTGAGGCGGCGTACAGGGTCGTCTGGGGCCTACCTACCACCAGTGCCACGTAGGTCAGCGCGGTGCTGGCCAGTCCGTTCCCGATCGCCACTCCCATCTGGTCCGGCTGCTCCTCGGTCCGCATCCAGATCGCCTGGTCCTTGACCGTGAACATCGTCCAGGCCCCGCTGACCGAGTCCGGACCCCAGAGCGCGTTGTTGTCGACCGTGTCGTCGTTGCCGTAGATCGAGTTCGGACTCAGCACCATCAGCACGGTGTAACCGGTCACCCCACCCATGTACAGGTCGAGGTTGTTCCACATGTAGTCGCCGGTGTTGGAGTCAAAGTTCAGGGCGGTCATCGAGGTGAACCGCTCGTCCCCGACCGTGTACTCGTAGTCGGTGACCAGAGTGGGGGCAGCGGAGACCGAGGTCTGCCAGGGCGAGGAGCTGCCCTGGATCGGAGCCCACAGAAACGCTGTCTGGTCGTAGAAGGAGTCGTCAGCCACCCAGCGCATGTCCGCAGTGGTGACCAGGGCAGTGGGTGCATCCCGGTTGCTCAGGAGATCGCCCTCAGCCGAGACCAGGCAGTCGATCCGGATGTCGCACTCCGGAACCGGGACTGGCCAACCAGACATGATCCGGTACTCGTCGACCTCGTACGCCGCGCTCATCAGTGGGTACAGCCCACCCGGCACGTTCAGCAGCGCCGGCGGGATCCGCTGACCTCGCGCCCGTGCGGTGAGCTGAGCCTCGGTCTTCCCAGGCACCATGGGGAGAGTGGCCATCAGGCCTCCTCAGCGAGGAAGAACGGCCCCAGGGACACGCTCAGATCACCCTCCGAGATCTCCACCTGGTCTCCGGTCGAGACCAGCAGCGGGTTGTCCAGATAGCCCACGATGAAGTTGTAGCCGTCCACCGGAGCGTTGCAGAGCGCCCAGTACCCGATCTGTCCCCAGTCCGCGGTGGCAGTGACGTACTGCGCCGACAGCACGTTGTAGATCTCCTGGGGCTGGGAGTCGTTGGCCCAGTTCGCCAGGTCGTTGGGGATCTCGATCCGGGAGTAGTCATCGCTGTCCGGCTCGTCCAGCTCGCTCCCGGACATGTACGGATCCGGTGGAGTAGTCCGGACCAGGGCCAGCCAGAACGAGGGTGGCGGGGTGGTGGCCATCGTGAAGTAGGTGGTGAGGAGCTGGCTGGCTCCCCACACCGTGAGCCGGCCGGACATCAGATCTGCTCCGTGGTGATGTCGGGGTACCGAGGCACCGCGAACTCCACTCTGGCCATAGTTGAATGAGTCCAGACTTGGCCCCGGCTCATCGTGGCGTCGGCCAGCTGGCAGCGCCAGTACTCCCGGTACTCGTCGAAGGTCCACCTGATCCGGAAGTCGTACTGCTCGAACAGGTCGGTCAGCCCGAACAGGTTGTCGTTCACCTCTGTCTGGGTGGTCCCGTACACCCACACCCCGATCTGCTCCTGGACCATCTCCGGGACCGCGTGGATCAGGTAGTTGCCACCCAGGATCGGCGACTCCGCGACCACCTTCCGCCAGGTCTTCGCCGTGGAGTCCCGAGTGGTGTCAGCAGCGATCTTGTAGGTCTCCCCGTTGTTGATGTTCACCCAACGGGTTCCGTAGCTGACCTCGACAGCCAGGTAGTCCAGACCTGTCGTCGATGTCATGCAGCTGATCCTGTCAGGGATGGCCGGCTCAGGGCCATCACCCGCTGGCGAGCCTGCAGCTTGTTCAGCAGCTCGTTGGGGTCGTTGGCCTGGACCGTGATCGGGCCGGTGAAGTTGGTGGACTTGTCGATCCGGGTGTTGAAGACATGCAGCCCGCCACCCACCGGAGTGCTGCTCATCCCGATCCGACGCGCGTCCACACCCATCATCGCCTTGGTCAGGAACTCCCCGCCTCGGTCGTTGAGAGGGATCACCGCCTCGGGGCCCTTCTCCCCGACCCCGATCATGTTCGGGCTGGTGAACACCGAGCCGTCGCCGTACCAGTTGTGGGACTGCCAGAAGTTCCAGGCCCCGTTCGGGTCGTTGTACCGGTCCCTGATGTAGTTCATCCCGTACTTGGCCTGCAGCCACGGGTCAGAGGTCTTGTGACCTCCGTAGTTGCCCCAGGTCGAGTCCAGGAACTGGAACATCCCGTACGCCGTGCTGTTCGGGTTCTGGGCGGTGTTGTTGAACCCGGACTCGTGCATCACGATCTGACGCAGCGCGCTCCACTCCTTGCCCCAACCCATCCGGTTCGCCGCGGTGTGCACGATCGCCTCGTTGGACAGGTTCCCGGATGGAGCGCGGCCCAGGTTGGTCGCCCCGACACCTGCAGTGTCGGTGGAGTCCTGGCGGATCCTCCGCACGACGTCGCGGCCCATCTGGTTGATCACCGAGGAGATGTCGCCAGGGTTCAGCGGGTGCACGCCCTGCATGTCCCACGCCGCCCTCTCAGCGTCAGGATAGAGCCTCTTGAAGACCTTCCTCAGCTGGGCCCGAGTGCTCGCTACCTGACCGCCCACGAAGCCGTTGATGGTGCCAGCCCCGCGACCAGCACCGGTGATGAACTCGTACGGGTTCCCGTCGTTGTCACCGAAGTGCAGGTGCGGGCCGGAGGAGTTACCAGCTGAGCCCGAGAGCCCGATCGGCTGGCCGGCGCTCACCATGGCTCCCTGGCCGAAACCGCGCTTGGACAGGTGCGCGTACAGCACCTCAGGACCCATGTCGGTCTTCAGGTACATCACCCGCCCGTAGGAGCCGTACGGGCCGTACTTGGGGTCGTGGTAGCTGTCACTGGGCAGCGGACCAGGGATGTCGTAGGACCGAGAGATCCGGCCACCAGCCACTGCGTAGACCGGCATGCCCACCGGAGCTGCGAAGTCGACTGCGCTGTACCCGGTGAACTGGTCGTGCAGACCACGCGACACCGGCTCCTTGATCGGCCGGTAGATCCCGCCGGCCGCGAGTCCGCCGTGCTTGGCAGCGTGGTTCATCGCGTCGATCGCCGCTCCACCCATCGCGCGAGCCCACTCCGGACGCATGATCGCCTCGCCACCGGAGAGCGGGACCATCTTGTCGTCACGGCCTGGGGACCAGCCGGGGACGATCCCACCTTCGGCGTTGCCACCCACGACGTGGCCACCCGTGCCGTGCAACGACATGTCCTGGGTACCCCGGGGAGTCGAGACCGGAGTGGTGTTGATGCCAGCCGGAGCCTGGTACTTGAACCCGAAGATCGAGGCCAGGTCCTTCATGGTGGCCACTGCCTGGGCGCTGGTGGAGGACTTCAGGGTCGTGAAGGACTTCAGCACTGCCGCGGCCTGCGCCTGCGCGTGTCCAGACAGCCGCTTCGTGGCCTGGACCAAGGTGCTCTCGAAGTTCCCGTCGATCTCCTTGCCGACGTTGGCCAGGTCCTGAGCTGAGCGCTGCATGGACAGCTGGTAGGCGTCCGCCTGGCGTCCCATCTGGGTGCTGAAGTCGGTGGCCTGCTGGTCCATCATCAGGTTGAAGTCCTTGCGCTGCCGGCTCAGCGAGCGCGCGAAGTCCTCGTGACCGAGCTCCAGCTGGCGCTGGAAGTCCTGCCGAGACCGCTGCATCTGGAGCCGATGCGAGCGCTGCTGCTCCTGCCAGTCCAGCGAGGACGGGTCAGTCGCCAGTGCCTTGGCCGCACCCTCTCGCAGAGACCCGGCCACCTGGTTGAACTGCCTGATCACCCGCGGAGTGGCCTCGGTCAGGAACCGAGCCAGCTGCTGCTGGTTCTGGGGGTCGGTGAACTTCATCTGCTGGATCATGGAGTCCGAGGCACCCATGGCCCGGAGTCGCTGCAGGTCCGACTCCTGCTGGCGCATCCGCTGGAGCTGGTCAGCAGCGTTGCTCAGGATCTGTGAGGCCGAACTGGTCCGCTGTACCTGCACCCTGGAGTAGATGTCGTAGACGCTCTGCGCCATCTGCTTGGCCTGGACCGACACCGAGTGCTGGTAGTCGGCCTCGCTCCGGCTGCGCTGCAGGTTGAAGTCGTACTGCGCCCGACGCACGCTCCGGTAGTAGTCCGCTGTGGCTCGGTTCTGGGAGAGGTGAAACTGGTACTCCTGCCGGGAGCGCTGGAGCTGGTAGTCGTGCTCCTGGTAGGAGCGCTGCAGGCTGTAGTCCTGCTGGGCCCGGGTTCGCTGGATCTCGTACTGGTCCTGCATCAGCAGCAGCTGCTTGAAGTAGGACGCCTGGTCGACGAACCCCTGGGCGGTGGCCGTCTTCTGCTGCTCCAGCTGGGCAGCCTGCTCCTGGGTGCGCGGAGTGATCCCACTCAGCGCGTTCATCTGACCGATGGTGGCCTGGAACTGCTGGGCCCGGGTCATCAGCGGCATCTGCATCTGGATGTTCTGCTGGGCCTTCTGGGAGACCGCCATCTGCAGCTCGTAGGAGCGGCTGTTCTCGTCTCCGATCCGGGCCTGCGCCTTCTCGGTCGAGGCCATGATCTGCTGGTCGGTCAGCCCCTGCTTGTGCAGCTTGCTGAAGATGTCGCTGGTGGCGTTGTAGAAGGCCCCGACGTCCTCCTGGAGCCGGATCGACCGACGAGCCGACGCGGAGTCTGCCATCGCCGCGCCAGCAGCCGTGCCCCCTGCTGCGCTGATGTACCCCAGTGCCTGGTCCGGGCTGACCAGGTTCCCCATCATGGTCTTCCAGGTCTGCGCTCCACCCGAGGTGCCTCGACCCTGGTAGGCCTTGACGATGTCGTCGGTGGTGATCCCCAGCTTCTCCATGGTCGGAGCGAGCTTGTTGGTGACCTCGTCCAGCTTGGCCATGCCGGACTGGGTGGTGGGGTCGATGCCCTTCAGCGACACGCCCTGCCGCCGCGAGACGTCGGTCAACGCGCCGATCAGGGCTGTGGACTGCGTCTTGGCCGCGTCGGCCTGGTCCTGCCTGGTCTTGTAGGCGTCGCCGCCGCCACTGGCGAACTGCCAGGCGGAGCCCAACCCTCGTCCGACGTTCCCGACGATCGACCCCGGATGAGTGAGCCGACCCCAGATGCTCTCCTGCTGGTACTGCTGGTACGGCTGGAACTCCGACGTCGCAGCCTGGTTCGCGGAGAGGATCCCGGACGGGAGACCCTCCCTCAGTGCCTGCTGCCGAGCAGCCACGATCTGGTTGAAGTTCTGGGTCCGCTGCCGAGCGTCCAGAGCCGCCCCGATCACGCCACCGGCGACAGCACCCGGAGCCCCGCCCATCATCCCGCCCATCGCACCGAACATCAGCGCCTGCGACTGGACGCCAGCAGCCCCTAGTGCCGCCCCACCCAGCCCGAACGCGATGTTCCCAGCGATCGGGGAACGCGCCAGGGCGCTGAGCCCCGCCCGGCCAGCTCCCAGGACTCCGCCGCCGGCACCAGCCGCGAACCCGCCAGCGGACTGGGCGAGCCGGCGGAACCCGGTGGTGGTGTTGCCGGTCTCCTGGTTCAGCCGCTGAACCGTCGCGATCTGGTCCTTCTGAGCAGCGACCGAGGCTCGCGTGGTCGACAGCGCCTCCTGGTTGGCCCGGTGCATGTCCCGCCGAGCCTGCTCGGTCTGATCAGCGCTCGCGCCCTGCGAGCCCAGCATCGACTGGTAGACCGCGCCAGCAGTGCGCGCTCGCTCCCTGGCCGCGTCAGCGGTGGCCGCGGCGTCGGAGACAGCCGCGCTCTGTCCCATCTGGGTCCGCTGCCAGAACCGGCTGCGCTCGCGCTTGGTCGGGTCGGCGTACCGCATCTGGTCGAAGGTCGGGGTCAGGAACATGTCGATCCCACGACCCAGTCCGCCAGCCATGTAGGACAGCGCGCTCCGCGGCGGTCCCGGGGTGTAGTTCGGGTCAGCCCAGCCTCGCGCGGTCTGCCATCCCCCACGAGCAGCACCCAACGCACTGGAAGCCAGGCTGCCAGCAGTCTGACCACCGCGATACTGGGCCCGCTGGAACCAGGTGCCAGCCTGCTCCAGCTGCTGCCCGCGCAGACCCGCAGCTCCTGAGCCCAGTGGTCCACCACCCGCGAAGCCCTCGCGGATGCCGTACGCCGCGCTGGAACGGAACGCCGCGAAGGCCGTAGCCACCTTCATCAGCGCACCGGCGAAGAGCAGCAGCATCCCGGCTCCACTGGCCAGCGGAGCTACCACGGTCATGACCAGGGCCACGAACTTGCCCATCGGGCCCTCAGCGATCTTGTTGACCACCTCCAGGGCCTTGTTCATGCCTTGGAGGAACTTCTCCATGACCGGCCCGAAGTAGCCACCCATGGTCTCGGCCAGCTGCTGGAAGTTCTGGGTCAGCCTGTTGACCTCGTCGGACAGACCCTTGGTGGAGGCAGCAGCACCCTCAGCAGCAGCGCCCTTGGACCCGCCACTCGTCGCCAGCTGCATCGACTCCGCGAGACCACCCTGCTGCAGCACTGCCTGGATCGCTCGGATCGAACGAGGTCCGTCCAGACCCAGCCGACTCAGCTCGGTGGCAGCGCCCTTGCCCCGGTCCTGCAGGTTCTGCAGGATCGCGACGACCTGCTCACCACCCGACATCGCCTTGAACGCCTTCTGGGTGACCCCCAGCATGTTGGCGTAGTGCGCGATCTCCGGAGACCCGGTCTGCATCGAGTGCGCGATGTCGGTGGTGATCTTGGTGAAGACGGTGGCTGCAGGTCCGCTGTCCTGGCCAGCCTTGGCGAAGGCGGTGGCGAACCCGGCCATCTGATTCGAGGTGATCCCGATCTGCCGCCCGGCCGGAGCCAGCTGGGAGGTGAAGTCGATCAGGCCCTGGGCCGAAGTGTTGGTCTGGGCAGCCAGGTAGGTGAACTGGTCGGCGTACTGCCGAGTGTTCTTGGAGTTGATCGGGGTGCCCATCACTCGCTGCAGGTTGGTCAGCGAGGAGGCCAGGCCATCGGAGCTCTCACCGGTGGCGTGGGACATGTCCACGAAGACCTTGCTCAGGTCCTGCAGGTCCCGGGTCTGCCGCATGCTGGTGACCTTGGACAGGGTCTCCACCAGCTTCGAGGCCTCGCTGGTGGTAGTCCCGTACTCGGTCCGCAGCCCCTTGACCGCCGCGGTGTAGTCCTTCATCACCAGGGTCTGCTGGGCGTTGGTACGAGTCAGGATCGCCGACTGCGCCTGCAGCCGAGACACCTGCTTCTCGTAGCTGGACCAGGCCGCAGTGGCACCCGTGATCGTGGCCACGTCGGCAGCGCTGATCCCGATCAGCGTCTTGCCGGCGGTCTTGGCGAGGTTGTTGATCTTGCGGCCGAGGTTGTCGACCGACATCGACAGGTTGTCGGTGTTCCCAGCCGATGTGGTCATCGCCCGGTCGTACTGAGAGTTGTCGCTCGTCAGTACGACGTTGGCTTCAACCGGCTGAGCCGTCACGTCCTACTCCATCTTCAGCGAGTGTCGCTTCTTGGCCTTCACAGCCATCTGGGCGGTCAGCTGTGGAGTGGTCGGGATCAGTTTGACATTGGTCCCCGGGAGTGACGAGCCCTGTGTGTCCCCGAACACGGACTTCTGATAGCAGCCCTGACAGAACTCATCGACGGCTGTGAACGCGAACTTGTTCTCCTCCCACTCCCACGGTGCGGTCCCGCACATCTGACAACGTGCCGAGGACTCCATCGCGTAGGCGATGGTCTTCGCTCGGTCCTCGGCATCCCACTTCAGCCACTTCGAGTGCGGGATCCCGTGCTCGAAGCAGTAGGACATCTCTAGGTAGAAGTTGCGATCCTTCCTCAGCCGCTCACGCTGAAAGGGATGTCGAGCCCCCGGTTGTTGAGCTCCACAGCGTTCCGGAACAGCACCATCACGTCGCCGCGAGACCAGTCGTCGGACTCCCAGATCTGCTTGGCCTCGGCCGGGGACAGCTCAGGCTCTACCGAGCAGGCCGCGATCAGCGCCGGCGCGAACGAGTCGATGTCGAAGCTGGAGCCCTCTGCACGCTGCTCCGGCTTCGGCGGATGCTTCGCGACCAGGCGGTCGTAGGCCCGCATCCCGATCGCCTGGTACTTCAGGGTCACCTCGTTCGTGCCACCGTTGCCATCGCTGAGGTACAGCGAGAACTCGGTGACCGAACGAGGCTTGTTGACCAGCTGGTCGAGGGTGGCGCGCTTGGACGCGGTCGACTGCTTCTGACGGGCTTCGACGGTCTTGGCTGCTGGAGGTGTAGGCATCGGTCGCTTCCTGGGCGGAGGGATGTAGTCGATCTGATGCTATCCCTCCGCCAGGACCTACGCTGCGACGATCGCGGCCTCGGCGGGCTCGATGTTCACCGAGCAGGACGCGGTGAAGGTGAGCACCGTGTTGGAGCTCATGTTCGCCATCGTCCGCGACGTCACCATCACCGGCCAGACCTCGACCTCGTCGGTCGCCTCAGGGAGGTTGGCTGGGCCCTTGCCACCGAACCGGGCGATGATGAAGAAGCCACGGGTACCGCGCGGGAGAGTCTCCCAGGCCGTGTCTTCCTCGTCGTCTCGGTAGAAGTCCGCGTCGAAGGTCGCTGCCGAGGTACCAGCAGTGCTGGTCTCGAAGAGACTGTCGAACGCAGGGGTCGGCACCGTGTTGCCGCGCGCGGAGGCGTTGAGGCTGATGCAGTAGCCGGTCAGGTCGATCGCAGCTGCAACCTGTGCAGCGGTCGGGGCCTCGATGTCACTGATCGTGGCAGTGGAGAACCCGATCCAGGTGTTCTCATTCGGGATGATCCGGGCCATCAGTCAGCCTTCCTCGTGGTCGTCTTCTTCGCTGCAGCCTGGGTCTCCGCTGGCTTCTCGGTGACCTTGGCAGCTTCTGTCTCACTACTCTCATCATCCGCAACCGTCCAGCCGTTGCGCTCCCACGCCTTGACCGACTCGCGGAGGACGAAGCCCTCTTCGCCGTCCTTGGTGATCTTGATCTGCTGAGCTCGTGGCATGTGCTATCCCTTCGTGACCCAGACCTCGAACGAGTCTGCTTGTGTGAAGTAGTCCGGATAGGCAGACCCGATCCGGTTGGTGTTGCCGATCGTGGTGCACGTGATCTTCTGGATCCTCCATGGACCTGTGTCGGAGTCCACGTTCTCCCTGGCGATGTTCGTCAGGTTCATCCTCATCCGGTCAGCCAGCGCCTCCGTCTGCTTCCTGGAGATGCCGGCGTAGACCACCGAGTAGGACAGACGCCACTCGGACTGGCTGTCCCCCATCGCCCCTCCGGGGCTCTGGAGGGTGGCTGCGCCAGGGGACAGGGAGAGCCACGGGGTGAAGGTGGTCCCGGGCTCGTTCGGCTCTCCCTGCCACCCGAACGGGGCAGTCGGTGAGGCGTTGTCGCCCACAGGGAACCCCTCGGTCGCCAGTTCGCCCAGCAGCCGAGTGGTGATCGGTCCTCGTGAGATGGAGCTTGGCACTACCTCGCACCGTCCTTCAGCACCTTGATGTTGGCCTCTGCTGCCATCGTCCCAAGGGAGTCCACCCATGCCTCAAACGCAGGGCGGACGTACGGCTGAGCCTTGGTGCCCGGGTGCCGGACCTTCTTGGTGTAGACGGTCTGGCCGTTCATCTTGAACACCAGGACGCCACCCGGCTTCTTCGGGACGATCGTGTGGGGCTTGGTGCCGAACTCGACGTAGCCGCCGTACGGAGCGATGTTCTCGTTGGGTCCGATGATGACCCGGTCTGTGTCCACCCGGATCTGCAATGAAGTGCGCAGCCTGCCGGTGTCGACCGGAACCAGCGCCTCCATCTCCGCCAGGATCTGGTTGGCGCTCTGGACCAGTACCTGCTGAGTGGTGATCTGGGAGTCGTCTGCGGTCTGCCGGAGTGCGTCCGCCAGCTTGGAGATGTCAGCCTGTCCGACTGCCCCCATCACATGATCCCGGTGACCTCGAAGCGCCGGGTCGCGCGCATCGCACCAGCCTTGGCCACCGTCTGGATCTCGTAACGCCTGCCGGCCATCTGTGGGTCGTTGGGCTCGTCGACGATGATCACCTCGTCGTAGCGCTTGATCACCGCAGTGGTGTCCCAGGGGATCGAGAGGTTGGTGGTCTGCTGGTACACGTCGGTGTCGCCGACTATCACCGAGGACGAGTTGGCCACCTCCCAGATCCGACAGACGCCCTCGTAGACCATCTGCGCCAGACCCGCCGCGGTGTAGACCAGGGTCTCCTCGTCGTAGGCCTCTGGGACCTCACGACTGAAGATCTGGCAGGTGGTGGTCATCACCGCTGTGGCCTGCCCGCGCACGTAGGCGATCGCGTGATCGGAGATCGGATTGGTCGTCACGGCTCGACGATCTTCTCGTAGTCCGGCACGTTCATGTTCCCGGTGATCGGGACATCAGGCGGGTAGACCCCGCCGTAGTCCTGAGCGCCGGCCTCCAGGTTGTCGTGCATGCCCTTGCCGAAGGCGAACGGCTTGGTGTCAGGCTCCAGGGGCTCGTTGGGGCTGATCCCGCCGGCATCCACCAGAGTGCCCACGTTCGCGGCCTTGTACTGCTCCCGCAGCTTCTCCGCGAGGGCTCGGTACTGGTCTCCGACCGGGCCCAGGTTCACGCTCACGCCATCAGCGGAGTAGGACGCCTCGTTGGCGAACCTGGCAGCGATGGTGTCGGCCAGGATCGAGGCCACGTAGTACTCGGAGTGGTAGAGCGGGTACCAGGTGTCGTAGGCCCACTGGATCTCCTCGTTGGAGATCATCCAGTCACCGGACTGGTGAGCACCGGGGCCAGTGTCCTGGATCAGGAATCGCTGGGTGTCTACCTCAGAGGCTCCTGGCACGTCATAGGTGTAGGTACCGGTCATCAGCGCGTCTTCTTCCTGGACCTGTCGTTCACGAGCTTGTAGCCCGCCGCGCCGCCTCCTCCCACCAGTGCAGTACCGGTGAGACCGGGACGGTTCTGCATGAACCTACCGACGTTGCCCACGCCACGTCCCGCGCTCGCGCCCAGCTCCTTGACGGAGATGTCCTTCTCTCCCAGGCGGTTCAGCTTGCCCTTGATCTGAGTGGCCCGAGACGGAGCTCGCTGGGCCCCCGGAGGGGGTGGCTTCGGACCCACCAGTCGACGGGGCAGGCGCATCTTGGAGACCGCGTCCCCGTGCTCGATCCCCCACGCGCTCTGCATCAGAACCGCCTACGGCTCGTGAGCATGCCTCCAGCAGCACCAGCGCCAGCTGCTCCTGCGCCGATGGCCAGCGGCTTCTTGTTCTTCATCCCGAACTGGCCGACCTTGCGGGTCATCGCACCAGCGCCCATCGCGCGCCCAGCACCAACCGAAGCTGCTGGGCCGTGCACGCCCTGAGCGCCCATCTTGAACGCGCTCTGCATCCCTTGGACCATCGGCTTCAGCGTGCCCATGCCAGGCGGCTTCAGTCCCAGCTTCGAGATCTCCTCGGAGCCGTGGTCAACGCCGAATGCGCTCTCCATCACTCATCGTCTCCCAGGAGCCCCTTGCGACCGCGTCCTGCGCGTTCCATCGCCAGGACCGCGTCCCGCTGCTCAGGATGCTCGTCCAGGTACTCCAGGACCGCGTCTACGTTGTGCTCAGCCGGGTCGTAGGTCTCTTCGAGGCTCTCCGGCGGCTCAGGGTCAGCAGGAGGCTCTTCCACAGAATCTTCAGCAGGAGCCAGGGCATCCTCGCCATCTCCCTCCGGCTCAGGAGTGAGCTCGGGGTTGGTGAGCACCTCCAGGTCTACCTGGGTGTCCGGCTCCGCAGGCCAGACCAGCTGCACCCGGTCCCGGTTCAGGTACTCCTCCGCCTCCTCGCGGGTGCGGACATGGGTGTGCCAGTGCCGAGGACGCAGCGCGCCCTCTTCGAGGACCGGGATCACGAACCGAGCGCGGACGAGCGTCTCGATGTTCTTGGCCTTCTCCTGGGGGAACTCCTGCCCCATCACGTACTCCTCGCCGGCGTACGTGAAGTTCTTGGCCGCGACGAAGGAGATCCCGTCGTTCTTCAGCAGCTGGATGGCCATCTGCACTCCTAACCAGAGACGGGCCGCGGGCCGAAACCCACAGCCCGTCTCAGAGTAGATCTGACTACGCCACCGCGTTGGACAGGAAGATGCCCATGTCCTTGGCGACCACCCGCATGTCGTAGGTCATCTCGCCCTCGATGCGGTCCGCAGCGATCGGCTCCATCCGGAAGTTCTTCATCCGGATCCCGTAGCTGTTGCCAGCCAGGTACCCGTTCCAGGTGAAGGTGTAGCCGCCGGCCGGGGTCATCAGGGACGGCGAGCTGGGGGTGTAGACCAGCAGCGCCGACTTGGAGTTGGACATGAAGCTGTACGTCGCGGCAGCGTCCTGCGCCTTGGCGTCGTTCAGCTCGGCCACACCGGTCACCGTCGCGTAGCTGACCAGGATCCGCTCGACGTCGAAGAGCGACGCGAGGAGGTCGGTGGTCACCACACCACGCTGGGTGTACTTGATGCGGTCGATGATGTCCGGGTGGTTCTTCAGCTGGGTGATCGTCCGAGCACCGAGGACCAGCGTGTTGGCCTTGCGGCCTGACTGCTCCACGAAGTTCGTCTGCAGGTCAGCGAACTGCACGATCGGGTCAGACGCCGGGTCACTCCACTGGAGGAACTGGCCAGCACCCACCGTGCCGGTGACTCCAGCGAGGTCGGTGCCCCACTGGCCGGTGGTGAAGAACTTGGCGTTCCAGTCCAGGTCCCGCCGGAGCAGGAGCTGGTTGGTGACGAACGTGGTGGCGTCAGAGTCGAGCCTCCAGTTCGAGTCGGCGTTCGCGCGGACCTGGTCGTCGATGTCCTTGTGGACACCCCAGACCTCGCAGAAGTACTGCCCCGTGTCGACCTTCCAGCCGACTCCAGCCGTCTCGGTGCCGGGGGCGCGCTTCTGCGCGTCGGTCCTGCGCCAGTCGGACTTGGAGTACTTCCAGTACAGATCGCTCTGCTTCTGCACTGGCACACGCGGGAAGACCTTGTCCGCGATGAACTGCGCCTTGTCCTGCATGTACGCAACGCTGACGTTGGTCAGCGGCACGTTGACGTGGAGATCGCTCTGAGTGGGGTTCGGCATGGCTTCTCTCCTCTCAGATCGTCAGGAGAACGTTGACGAGTTCTCCAGCGTTGGCGGCAGTGGACAGTGCGATTCCGACGACCGCGGTGGCACCAGCACTGGTGGCCTGGCCATCCGCACTCACCTGGACCTTGGCCCCGGCAGTGATCGGTGCGTCGGCAACCACCTTGGAGACACCGGCGATGGCGACGGTAGCCGCCTGCCCGGTCCCCTGCGGCTTGTTCTGCATCACTCCGATGCAGGGGCCGGTGCCGTCACCGAGACCAACCTGGTGGACCCCGGTCACCTTCACGAAGTGGTACTGACGCCCTCCGTGCGGATCAGGGGAACCGGGCTGACCCGGGACTCCCGTGTAGATGCCCAGGGACGAGTCCGCGTTCAGCGTGATCGACCGTAGGCTCTCTTCGTAGGCCATGAGCTACTTCCCCTCCTACCGGGCCTGCTGCGAGCGCAGGTACTCGTCGTAGGCGTCCGGATTCTGGTCGAACACCGTGTTGATGGCTGAGACAGCGTCGAAGTTCTCGGCCTTGCCGAAGGCCTCGTAGGCGTGAGCCTCGACCTGGGAGTACACGTCGGAGTTGTCGCCGCCGCCCGTGTAGCCCTTCTCCTCGAAGATGATCTCGCCCGCCGTCTCCAGAGCCTTGGCGATCACCGAGCAGTCCTCGAAGCTCATGGTCTCGGCCATCCGGTAGAGCACCGGGCCGAGCTCCTGGGCGGGGATCGGGAGGTTGTACTCCGCCGCCTTGGAGATGTACTCACGGGTCAGGCGCAGGTCGCGCTCGGCCTTGGCGATCTTCGTGGACTCGGCCTGAGCCTTCTCCAGCTCCTCGACCCGACCGAGCGCCTTGGCGATGACCGCGTCACGGTCCTTGTCGGAGAACGCCTTGCTGAGCTCCTCCATCACCGATGCGCTGAAGCTGCCGGCCTTGGCCTGCTTCTCGAAGAACGCCGACTTGCCCACTCCTGCGAGCTCGGGCACTGGCTGGTCCTCTTCCTTCTCGACAGCTTCGTCCTCGACCTCGTTCTCGACGTACTCGTAGGCAGCGCCTGTGTCGTCGTACACGATGTCGCCGAACTCCAGCTGGTCCTCGTCGAGGGGCTGGCCCTCCTGGTTGTAGAGCTTGGGCATCTCTTCCTCCTCGGGAGCCCGCTTCGCGATGACGAACCGTGAGTGCTGGTTCGCGGCCTTGTCGACGGTGGAGATCTCGTCGATCTCCATGTCAGTCAGGTTGTTCTTCGGTCGTGGCATCTCATCTACCTCTAGTTCTCAGTCTCACGGTGCTGTCCATTCGGGTTGTCGCTGTGATCGACTCCGAACGCTGATGTGGCATCGCGCTTGGCGTACGACTGCCAGGAACCGCTCTTCTTTCGGTTGATCGCGGAGTGAGTGGCAGCCGCGCCACCGACCGCCGCCAGCCCGAGCCCGGCCTTGCCCCCATGCTTCAGGGTCCGCCCGACCACGTCCGCGTCGAGAGCCCGGAACGTCTTCCCGGCCCGCTTCACGTTCCGGGTGAACTCCTTGCCTGCCTTCGGCCTGACCGTCTCCTCGACCGTCTTGATCTGAGCCGAGTCCGGGATCGACTGGATCTTCTTGCCCTGCTGTACGGCCTTCACCCCGTGCCGGGCGGCGTACGCACCACCAGCACCGGCAGCTGCCATGGCCCCGGCCTGATAGGCACCAGTACGTCGGTGCCGGCTACGCTCGGAGTCGAAGTTGGAGGCCGATGGCGTCCAGGCCTTCTCGATCTCGGCCTCGATCTGCTGGTGAGTGAGGGGACGGCCTTCCTCCCCGTAGTAGCCCATCTCCATGCCGAACTCCTTCTTCACCACAGTCGCTGCCTTGCGCTTCCTGGACTCTGCCGAGTAGATCGCTGCCTGGTTGAACCCTCCTACACCGCCGATGCCGCCAGCCGCGATCGAGGTGTGGAAGGCGGCGTTCTTCAGACCACCATGGCTGACTCGGCTGAGTCCTGGGACCTTGGTGACTGCCTTCAGCGCGCCTGGCTTCTTCTTGGTCGCGATCGCAGCACCGGTCAGCGCCACTCCGGACAGGCCCAGCGTGGAGGTGGTCCGGCCGATCTTGCCCTGCAGCTTCTGCCGACGACGCATCTCCGCGTCGCTCATGAGTGGCTTCATCAGCTCTTCTTCCTGTGCAGGTGAGCAGAGGTACCCAGTAGCGCGGCACTGGCACCCAGCGCCAGACCCTGCTTGGTCCTCAACACTGCCTTGGTCGGGCCCGAACCTAGCTTGGTGGACCCGATCGCGACTCGCTTCCCGGACCGGAGCGGAGATGCGTTGGCGATCGCAGAGTAGGCCTTGGTCTCACCAGCGTGCCGGCCGATCTTGGAGTTGGGCTTGAACACGTCCCGGTCCAGCCGCGACTGGTGCACCTTCTGCTGAGCGACGTGGTAGGCGTTCCGAGCCACGGAGACCGCAGGGCGCTCGCCGCCCTCGACCACGTTCACCGGGACTCGTGCGTCCCCGCGTGCGACCCGAGCAGAGGCTCGGTGGTTCCCGTCGAAGGGGACCACGTGTCCGCCCTTGTACCTGACCACCGTGGTGGGCTTGTTCTCCAGGTGACCCAGGTTCGCGGCCATCGTCCGGATCGCGCGCTTGTTCCCAGGGCGGTATCCAGGAGAGACGACCTTCTTGGCGTCAGACGCGCTCATCGAGCCGCCGGAGACATCCACCTTGGCCGCTGAGCGCCGCACCGGCGTAGATGCCAGCGCTCCTACCCCAGCCGCCCCGGTGACGCCGGCGGCTGTGTCTCGCCCCCGGCGATCATCCCTCTTCACCACTGCCGCGAGGTTCCCGGCTCGTCCCACCGCTCGGGCCACCGAGTACTTCTTCGGGTTGTACTTCAGGGTGTCCTCTACCACCCCGTGCGGGCGCTTGGTCGTGTTGGCCGCTCGGGACTTGTCGGTGTACTTCCCTCGGATC